CAGCCGGTAAACGACGGCCACATCACCGTGCCGCTAGAGAAGCTGGGCGACGTGATCATTGGTGCCGCCGAGCAGATGGCTGAGCACATCAAGGCCAACAAGCAGACCCTGCACCAGGTGCGCCGGGCTGCGATGCAGGCTGTGCAGGCGCCTGGTGTAGTGGAGGTCGGTGCGTGAGTAAGCCGGCCATCGACTGGGAGGCTGTCGAGCGAGACTACCGCGTTGGTCAGCTGTCCCTGCGCGCATTGGCGACTAAGCACGACTGTACTGCCGCTGCGATCAGTAAGAAGGCCAAGGAAAAGGGGTGGGTGCGAGACGCAACCGCTGAAGTGAGGGAGCGTACCCGTGCTGCGCTGCTGACTGAACCACGCAAGAAGAGCGAGGGCGGAGTTAACGGCGTTAACGCGGCTGTTAACACCCCCACGCACGCGGATATAGAAACCGCTGTGCAGACGAACCTGCAGGTGATCAACCGGCACCGACGCGACATCGCCAAGGGTCACGACATTGTGTCGATGCTGTTCATGCAGTTGGAGCAGGCCGCCAGCAGCCGGGCCGAGATCGAGGGTCTGATCTGCGAAGAGACGGACGGAGACGAGAACGGCCGCCGCCGCAGTCAGATGCTAAAGCTGGTGAGCCTGTCGACGCATGCACGCGTGCTGCGCGATCTGTCCACAGCGCTGAAAAACCTGATCGCGCTTGAGCGCCAGGCATACAACCTGGACGAGCAGCAGCACGAAGAGCCCTACGAGGATCGTCTGCGCCGGGTGCTGGGCGGCGAGTGACCCCGAGGCGGAGCTGCAGTGGGGTTGCCGGCTGCCGTCAGTGACATAGCGTCGGTACTGCTTATACAGGAGAGCAGCATGGGCGCAGTACAGCAGGACCTTGAGATCATCCAGGGCAAGACCTTCGAGGCTGCGTTCGGTTGGGCGCAGGGTAAGTTCGTGTGGCGGGCGATCAGTGGTGTCAGCCAGTCTGCGCCGCTGCAGATTACCGTCTCTGGGCATGATTTGAAGGACGGCTGGCCGTACTGGGTCAGCGATCTGAAAGAGCCGGCCTGCCTGAACAATGTGCGCAATGGCTGCGACGGGCGTGATGACGAACTTGGCGAGCCTTACCTGGCTGATGTGGTCGATGCCGACACCCTGGCAATCAACCACCTCAACGGCGCGCGCTTCAAGGCTTACGCGAATGGCGGGGCGATTCGTTACTACGCCCGCGAAGATATCGCCGGTTACGTCGCACAGATGCAGGTGCGTCGGTCGCCAGGTGCCGGGGAAGTCCTCTTTGAGGCCGATAGCACAGGCGCCGATCCTATGATCGTCGTCGACTCCGAGTCCGCGACATTCCACCTGACTATTCCGGCCGATGCGTTCGACGATGCCGCCTTCGCCAATGGCGTGTATGAGATAGAGATCACCGCACCGGATGGCCGGCGCTACCAACTCGCTCGGGGTGAAGTCCGCATCATGCGGGATGTGGTGCGATGACAGTTGTAGCCGTTGGCAGTCGCCGCCAGGTGCACGTCGCCGGGCGCAGCGGCTCTGCCGTGGCTGTGGGCGTCGGTGACGAGTCGGTCGCTCTGGCTGGTGGTGATGCAGTTGAGCAGGCCCTGGTGGTTGCTGATCTCGCGCCCAGAGCGCTCTCGCTGCAGCCCCGCGAGTCATTCGGGATGGCGTATCAGGGTCAACGAATGTTCACCGCCATCGGTGCGGTCGCCGGTCGCCGTGGTCAGCAGGGCATTCCTGGGCCAGCTGGCGGGGCCGCCGTGCAGCGGCTGGCCGGCAGCGCATTGAGCGCCCTGCGCGCCGTATATGAGCTGGACGGCTATGTCTACCCGCTGGACTACCGCGACAGCGCACATATCGACCTGCTGCTGGGCGTAACGCTCACTGCCGCCAGCGCTGGCGGTGCCGTAAACGTCCAGCGTACAGGCGATCTGTCAGACAGTGGCTGGGCCTGGCAGCCCGGCCGGATTTATCTCGGGCAGGCAGGCCTGCTCACCCAGCACCCGGCGGAAACCGGCTACAGCCTGCTGATCGGCAGCGCGGTATCGGAAACCCGCATCCTCCTCAACCTGCAAGACCCCATCGAACTGGAGTAACCCATGGCCGCTCAAGGTTTTCTCGCCCGCGTCGCGGGCCGCACCAAACAACTTTTTGCCACCGTCCAGAGCCAGGGCGCTGCCAGTGCCGGCGCCGTTGTGGGCCTTGGCGATGACGGCCTGCTGCACCCCAGCGTGCTGCCTGCTGGCGTGGGTGCCAACACCGTTGCCGCCGTCGCCAGCGAGGCGCTGGGCGCCGGGAAATTCGTAGAGCTGTATGACGATGCCGGCACCCTCAAGGCCCGCCTGGCCGATGCTGGCAACGCCCGAGAGGCCCACGGCTACGTGCGCGAGGCCGTGTCGCTCGCGGCATCAGCCACGGTCTATCGGCTCAACACGGTCAACGCCTCCCTCAGCGGCCTGACCCCCGGCGCGCATTACTGGCTAGGCACAGCGGGCGGCTTGATCAATGCGCCGCTGGACCCGCAAACGGACACCGGCCAGGTGTGTCAATACCTGGGGCGTGCGGCCTCGGCTACCGAGTTGGTAACCGTCGAATACGCGCCGGTGTACCTGTAATGCCGGCGCGCCGGCCCCTGGTGCGCGTAGGCGGCCGCACACGGCAACTCCCTGCTGGGGATGCCGTGGCCGGTTTTCCGCTCTACCTGCGCGCCTACAACGCAGAGGGCGCCATGCTCAAGCTGGCGCTGGATATCCACTACGCGCTACCTGTCCAACAGGCATCAGGCGGCGCGCTAACCGTTGCGGTGGTGCTCAATGGCTGATGTAACCCCCCTGAAGCTGTTAGACCTGGGCTCGGGCCAGGGCCAGCTGCGCGAGATGCAAGCTGGCGACAAAATTCCGGGTGACCTGCTGCCTGCCACAGAGTGGTCGGCAGATACCGTCAGCCAGCTCGAAGCCGAGGCCGGCACCGCGACTATCCGCCGCGCATGGACTGCCGAGCGGGTGCGGCAGGCTATTCTGGGCCGGTGGAATGGCGCCACGTCGGCGTTTGGGCGCGGGTTTGTTGCGGCGGCTGATGCGGCGGCGGGGCGGACGGCGCTGGGGTTGGGCAACGCCGCAACCGCCACGCTAAACACTGGCGCAACAGACTCAACTGCCGGGCGGGTGATGAGGAACGGAGATCACGGGATTGGAATCCGAAGCACCTCGGTAGTAAACGATTGCGACGCTGATGCTTCATCTGGTGTGTCAGGCATGCGCGTTGTATCTGGTGCCGCAGTCGGCAATCCATCTGATGGCACTGGGGCTAACCGAGGAATGCTGCACATCGTTGGCGGCGTGACCACAAGGGCCGCGCAGGTGCAGTTTATAGACACCTTACCCATGATTAGGGTGTTTTGCCGATCGCGAACTAGCTCGGCACCTGGTGCGTGGCGCGAGTTCCAGTTCGTCGATTCGGCTAATGTTTTGGCCACATTCACCCTCGCCACCCTCCCAAGCGCGGCTGCCAACCCGCGCCTACAGGTTTATTGCAGCAACCTGACCGGCAAGCCGGCCCCCGTCTTTAGCGACGGCACAGACTGGCGTCGCGTATCTGATAACACCATTGCCAACTGAGGTTACCCATGACGATCACAGCAACAACACAGCCCTACGAAATCCTGATTCGATTTACCGATGGCCAGCCGAGCGGCTACCACTACAAAACCATCGAGGTTGTCAGTGACGGCGAGCGCATCTACAGCGCCACCGAGTCGCCAGCGCTCCCTGTCGAGGGTGAGGCAGTTGCCGAGGTGTTGGGTGAGGCGCTACAGGCAGCACTGCTGCGCATCACCGCACTGGAGCAGCAGCTAGCGGCAGTCGATGCGCCGGCCGCCTGACATAGCGCCCGTCAACCCAGCCCGCCCTGTGCGGGTTTTTTCGTTTCAGGTGTTGCGGCGCGCCCCTCAGTGACATCCCGTATCCCTCGTCGTTTCGAGGGGTACCATGGCCACTGCAGACCAGATGCTCGCCCAGCTCTATGCCGATGATGAGCTGTACTGCGCTCGCAACCTGAAGATCCGCGACAAGGCGGGAAACATCCTGCCGTTCGTGTGGAATGACGCCCAGCGCCTGCTGCATGAGCGAGTCGAGCAGCAGCTGGCCGAAAAGGGCTGGGTGCGCGCGATCGTACTCAAGGGTCGGCAGCAGGGCATCAGCACCTATGTGGCGGCCCGCTTCTACAAGCGGACAAGCATGCGCTTCGGCAAGCGCACGATGATCATCACCCACCTCGACGCCGCGACGCAGAACCTGTTTCGGATCGCCAAGGGCTACTACGAGCTGAGTGACGACACGCTCAGGCCGGAGACGAAGAACAACAGCGACACCGAACTCAACTTCTCCAAGCTGCGCAGCGGCTACAAGGTGGCCACCGCTGGGTCGAAGAACGCTGGCCGGTCGGACACGATCCAGTATCTGCATGGCTCAGAGGTCGCATTCTGGCCTAACGCGCAGCACATCATGGCAGGCCTGGGCCAGACCCTGCCGCTGCTGCCGGGCAGTGAGGGGATACTCGAATCAACGGCCAATGGCTTGGCAAACCTGTTCCACGGGATGTGGACCTTGGCCGTCGCCGGCAAGAGCGACTATATGGCCGTGTTCATCCCCTGGTTCATCCAGCAGGAGTACCGGCGCGAGGTGCCGCCAGACTTCGAGCTGACGCCCGAGGAGCAGGAATACCAGGAGACCTTCGGCCTCGACGACGAGCAGATGGCGTGGCGCCAGGCCAAGACCAATACGGACTTCAAAGGCGACGCGGCCTGGTTTGACCAGGAGTATCCCGCCACGCCTGACATGGCGTTCCAGCGTGTCGGTCACCGAGCCATCGTCAACACGCTTGCGGTTGCAAGGGCGCGCAAGATCGACAGCAAAACCATTCAGGC